GAAAGGGAAAAAATAAAAAAAGAATCCTGGCGCGAAGATTATTTGCGCCGCTTAACCCACTTAATGAATTTAATCAAATGAGAACTGAAAAGGAAATTTTGGAACAACGCGCCAGGGTCCACTACCAGATGCAGGACCTTTTGAAGCGCGCAAAAGAAGAAGGCCGGGCAATGACTGCTGATGAAGATGCCCAATGGAACAAGGCCGACGAAGATTTCAAGGCTTACACTGCCGAACTCGAGCGCGTCCGCATCCTGGCAGACCGTTCTGCCGAACTTAACCGCGTTGACGAGACACCCGCTCCCGTTCTTCCAGGTGCATCGAAGCAGCAAGACCCGAAAGATGCCTACCGTGCATTCTTTACGCGCTTGATTACCGAAGCCCCGATGACGCACGGCGAAGCGAAGCGACGCATTGCAGCCGACGACGTAACGCGTGCCGTTACTTCTACGCAGTCGGACGGTGCTTATGTTATCCCTGAGGAGTTCATGCGGGAACTCGAAGTTACGCAAAAAGCATTCGGGGGGATGTTGCAGGCAGGCCGTATCATCCGCTCACCTCGCGGGGGAACGATGAACTGGCCCGGTATCGACGATACAGCCGAAACAGGCGCATGGCAGGCAGAACCCCGCGCCGCTGGCCTTACTTCCCGCAAATTCACTTTCACCCGAAAGCAGTTTTCCGCTCACCTTTGGAGCGACATTGCAAACCTTACCTGGGAATTTATCCAGGACGAAGATGTAAACTTTGTCGCCCAATATCTCGCCACCTTCTTTGGTGAAAGCTCAGGCCGTGCGTTAAACAACGCCTTCACCGACGGTAACGGCTCAGGAAAGCCAAAGGGCATTCTGGACGCAACCTACGGTGCCGGCACTGGCAAAACGACCGCATCCAACACCGCTTTGGACAAAAAAGAATTTATCGACCTGGTGCATTCGGTTGACCCTGCCTACCGTGGTGGCCCGAACGTGGCTTTCATGTTCAACGACAACACGCTTGCACTTATCCGCAAACTCGATTTCGGCACGACCGACGACGAACCAATCTGGCAGCCTTCTTTCGCACCCGGACAGCCTGACCGGATTTTGGGGTATCCGTACGTAATCAACCAGGCTTTCCCGTCACTTGGTGCATCCAAAAAGATTGCCGCATTCGGGGACTGGTCGAAATACGTGATCCGTTACGTTAAAGACTTTGAACTTATCCGCTTGCAAGAACGCTACGCCGACTACTTGGAAGATGGCTTCTTAGGCTGGCTTCGTGTTGACGGACAGTTAATCCAAAGTGCTGCCATCAAATTGATGCTTGGAAAACCGTAATCATCTTCACCATAAGTACGGGAGGGGTTTAGGCCCTTCCCAACTCTTTGTCTATGTACGAATCTGGCACATATAAGGTAATCACGGGGCCCGCATCCGAACCGCTAACGCTTTCCGATGTAAAAGCCTGGCTGAAAGTTGACGATTCGGCTGACGATACCCTTATTACGCTACTTATCAGTGCTGCCAGAGAAAGCGCGGAAAAGTACCTGCAAATGGCACTTTTGCCGCAAACGATAGAGGAATACTACGACGGATTTTACCCGTACGGATTGCGGCTTTCAATTAGCCCAATTATCAGCCTGACGCACATCTACTACACGCCACCGGGAGGCACTTCTACCCCGCTGGATACGTCGTTTTATACGCTGCATCCGTCTGAAAAACCTCCTCTTGTGCTGCGTATCGAGAACATGACATTCCCGGAAGTGACGATACAGGGAGCCGGGGTAAAAGTTACGTATCAGGCCGGATTTGCCAACGCCGCTGCCGTACCCGCTGCAATAAAACTGGGTATGCTGAAAACCATTGCCGAAAGCTACGCAAACCGACAGGACAGCGTTTTTGTACTCCCGACCGCTGCCATGCACCTATTTGACAAATACCGGATAAACTATTTCCGCTAAACAACTGAGGTAATGGCAAAAGCAAAGTACGACACGATAGGCGAGATGGACAGGCGCATTCAGTTGCAGACGTACACCGAAACAACAAACACCTTTGGAGAACGCATCCAAACTTACTCCGCTGTCGCTACCCTTTGGGCAAAAGTGCAATATCTGGGAACCGAAGGAATTGAAGCCGAAAGATCAGACCGCCAAACGTGGCAGGCAAAAGTAAATTTTACCATCCGGGCACGGGCAATTACAGAACGTGTACGGGTAATTTTCGATGGCAGGACGTGGGATATTGAAGGAACGGCTGTAAGCCAAGATAAGCAATTTATTACGCTACGCTGTCAGCAAATCGGTACAGGGGCATTTATATGAGTGCAGGAAAAGCCATATACGGGATTTTGTCGGCCAATGCAGGGGTTTCCGCTTTGGTCTCTACCCGCATTTACCCGGATATTGCAACGCAAGACACTGCCTTTCCTTTTGTGGCGTACCAAATCGAAGGCACTGCACCGAGCGACACAAAGGACGGGGTTTCAAAGCTCGATATGGTAGATTTTGCCGTAATGGCATACGCCAAAACATACACAAGTGCCCAGGATATTGCTGCTGCGTGCCGCACAGCGTTAGATCGCTATTCGGGCACAGTTAACGGCATTTCGGTAGATAGCATTATTTTTAAAGACCAGCAATCGGGGCAAATGAATGCCGACGAACACGTATTTGCGGTAATGCAGGCTTACTCACTTAGGCAAAAGCGGTAGGGATGGGATATTTTAGTCAGCTCGAGGGGATGGGTGGCAGACGAAATGGCATGTACATGACCAACCGTCGGCAGCTTGAAGCGGCATTGCAGGGGTACGTTGGCAGTTTCGACAACCCTGCAAATATAAAGCTGGTTTTGCGCGGCGGGGCTGCTGCTGTTGCTCGTTTAGCCAGAAAAGAAAATTATCCCAGAAGTCAGTACGATGATCGCGAATACGGAGAAAGCTACCATTATGCGTATATGGGAAGTGGTACAAACCGACGGAAAGTGCGCATATATAAAGGCAATTTGCTGCGATCTACTAAATACTATTTTACGCGTCGTAACGACTACGAAGTGGGGCCAAGGGTATTGCGCAAAAGCCTAAACGCATACGGTAAAGGAGTAAACGACGCATCCGGCTATTATGCTTCGATGATTTTTGGCAAAGCCTGGAAATATCGGCAATACATCTTAGAGCCGTTATTAGAAAAACCACAAGTATTGGAAATTATTAAAAAAGACTTTGAGCGACAACATAACCGACTGCAAAGACGATACAGCTTATGATAATCGAAATTCTTATCCCGTACGAGCAATGGCAGCCTGGCAATTTGGTAGATGCTGAAATAAACTACGCAAATGCCTTAATCGCGTTGCAGGTGGCACGAAAACACGAAAGCCAGGAAAGGATTGATCCGATACCGCAAAAAGAAAAACAGCAGGAGCCGCAAAAGATAGAAGTGAACAACTTTTACGGGGCTCCGGTGAATAGCAAAAAACCAAAGATTAACCGAACTCTTAAATAAAAAAAAATGGCAACTACTGGTATAGTAAATGGAACTGACCTCCGCATCTATATGGGCGGCGTTGCAATTGGGCATGCAACTTCTTGTACACTCGACTTAACGCGGGAAACGAGGGAAACACTTACGAAAGATGCACCTGGTGGCGGGTGGGCAACTACTGAGGTAGGGAGGAAATCTGCAACGCTTTCAACAGACGGTTTGTTTTCGTTCGATACGGCAAACAAAAAGTTTTCCGAGATGTTCACAGCGTTCGATAACGGGACGCTGCTATTGCTGAAATTCGCAACCTCGGAAACTGGCGATACCTACTGGCAGGGTAGCGGGTACATCACCGCGCTGAACCTGAACACACCAGTTGAGGATAACTCCTCTTTCTCTGCAACTTTCACCGTGAATGGTGCTGTTACGCAGGGCACAAATTCGTAAAAACAAAACGCAATGCAATACGCAGAAATAACGTCTAACAACAAGGTTTTTCCGGTGAAATTTGGCATGGCAGCCCTTTCGGAGTTTCTTGATTCCGAAGGGCTGTCCCTCGCCGAAATGGACGCAATAGGCCAAAACCTTACTTTATCGCGTGCAATTAAATTGGTGCATATCGGTTTAAAGCATGGAGCCAGGGTATCAGGAAAAGCATTCGAAAACACATTTGAGGATACGTGCGATTTACTGGATGCCGATTCAGAGCTGATGAACAAAGTCTTGCAGGTATTTCAGGATCAGATGCCACAGCCGGAAAAGGGAAACGCGAAAAGCCCGCAAAAGCGGGCGAAATAGCGGAACTTACCTTTGATAGCCTAATTACGGACTATTGCGGCAATGCAGGCAGGAGCTTGCAGGAATTTTACTACGCTTCTTATCGCGAGGTGTACGCAGTGTTAAAAGGCCACCGGGCAAGCATCCGGGCACAAGAGGTGAACGACTGGGAGCGCACGCGGCTTCAAACTTTACTGCTTTTGCAGGTGAAAATGAAAAAAGGGGTAAAACTAAAGCCCACCGATATTTTGAAACTCCCCTGGGATGCCGAAACACATGAAAAGAAAACTCCCGACGTGCAAGCAAAGAAAGCAATTTGGGATAAATGGGATTCGGAAATTGCGGCGCAATACGGCACAAGTTTAGAAGAGGTACAAAAATTGCAGAATGGCGAATAGGTTAAACGTAGCCCTTTTACTGGATTCTACCGTTTTTCGGCGGCAGATGCGGCTTGTGCTAAACGACTTGGAAGGGTTTGGCAGAAGGCTCGAAGAGGTTGGACAGGGGCTAACGGCGCGCCTGTCAATCCCTTTGGGTCTTGTAGGGGGAGCAGCGGTGCAGGCTTTTTTGCAATTCGATAAGCTGGAAAAAGGCTTGCAGGTATTTTCGTCAAGTGCCGAAGAAGCTGAAAAGCAGATGCAGGCATTAAACCAGGTGGTATTAGATAGCCGTACCACAATCGGTTTTCAGGATGCCGTACAAGGTTCTTTGCGCCTTCAATCTATCGGATTTTCGGCAGATCAAGCGCGGGAAGCATTGCGACAGTTGGCAATTGCTACAACTGCATCTGGTAAGAGTTCGGAGGATTTAGGCGAGGTTACAAATCAGCTTTCGCAAATTATCGGTCGTGGTCAAGTATTGCAGCAGGATATACGGGTTATCCTGGATAGGCTCCCTATCCTTTCCAAAATATTTAAAGAGACATTTGGCGGGGTAAACGCCGAGGCCATACGCAACAGCACTAAAAACGTTGGTGATTTTGCGGCTAAACTCTTTACCGCAATACAGCAAAGCGAAGAACTGCAAAAAGTACAAGGCAGCGCGGCTAAATCGGTAGAGACTTTTAAAGAAAGTACGCAGTTAGCTGCGGCGGCGTTGGGCAAAAGCGTTTTTGAATCGCTAAAATTAGACGAGGTACTTAGTCTGCTTTCGCAAGGCATAAATCGTTTAGTGGAAGGCTTTCAAAATCTTTCACCAGAAACGCAGCGCACAGTTGCAACTTTTGGTGTTTTGGCCATAACCATTGGGCCGCTACTTATAACGATCGGCGCACTTGCAAAAACATTACCCTTACTCGTTACAGGCTTTACGGCGTTAGGCGCACCTGGTCTCGCGGCAATTGCTGTTTTTGGCGGACTGCTTTTCGCGGTACAGGACTTGACGGATGAATTTGGAAATATATCCGATGCTTTTGCTTTTGTAGAAGCAAAATTGGCGCAATTGGCCGCTTATTGGAAACAAGTTTTTGCGGGACTTAGCCGAGAAAGCAGCAAAAACATCAGGGCAATAAAAGCTACCATAACTGGCGATTTTGTTGGAACGGCTCGAATACTGTCGGAATATGGCCTGGATTTAGAAAGGGCGCAAAAAGAAGGCAACCAAGCCTTTGAGAAATCACTAAAAGCTTATGGGCTTCGACAAGGTAAATTTTTAGCGGAGCAGGAGCAAATTGTACAAAAATCGCAGGACTTTGATTTTACCAGCTTAATTGACGCGTTTAAAAATCAGCTACAAGGCGATCCGCTTTTAGATGCTTTAGGTGGCGGCAAACAAAGCAAGGAGGCGGAAAAAGAAGCAAATAAAATTGCTATCGCTATTTCTAACGTAAATTCTGCGGTAGCAAAATTTGCGCAAAACGCTAAGCTGCCAAATACTTTGCTTTCAGGGCTTTCTGATGTTTTTGTTTTAACACCGGAAATCAACAAACAAAAAGATGCTTGGATTGAGTACCAGCGGGAATTGACCAGGGTAAATGTTTCTGCTGAATTTTTTGGAGAAAATCCATTGGCTGCACAACTCGAAGTAACAAAAACAGCCTTAGCGGCGGCAATCGAACAGGGAGATTTGTATAGCGATGTAGTGCGCAAATTGGCAGATGAATACGACAGACTAACAAATTCGATTAGAGAAAACGAAGACGCTGCAAAGAAAAAGGCTGAAATAGATAGACTTACAGCCGAATACCAGCAATACGTAAACGCAGGGTTTTCGACCGGATCGCAGCTTATAGAGCAGTATGGCCTATCGTTGCAAACCGTACTTAAAGCGATCGGAAAAGCAGCATTGCAAGGAGCCGCTGATTTTGCAAGAGCTGAAACCATAAAGGCAATATCCGCATGGATAGCGGATTCTTTCGGCAAACTTGGTATCCTTGGAGCCGCTGTTGCCGCCGCCGGAGGAGCGGTTGTTGGTGGTATTTTTTCCGCTGCAATTAATAGAATCCAAGCTCCAAGACTTGCACAGGGCGGCTTTGTTACCTCCCAGACCTTAGCAGTTATCGGCGATAACCCCTCCGGCAAAGAAGCCGTGATCCCGTTCGAGCGGATGGGGGAATTTTTAAACATGTTCCAGCCACAAGGAAGCTATATTGCAGAAACCAGGATTTCCGGGGAAGACTTGTTGATATTGGTTAACCGTGCTGAAAAGCGCACAAACCGATACAGGTAATGGGACTACGCTTGCAAGGGGTTTTTTATTCGGAAAGAGATAATCAGTTTGCAATAAATATTTACGATTCGAACTGGACAAATCCGGCAATTGAAATGCGCGCTTCTGCTTTTACTATCGAATACCAGGGCGACGGCGAAGGCGTAGCAAGTCCGGTAATCGGCAGCCAGGCAAAGTTAGGGCTAATAGTTGATAGCCAGGATTTACAGGATTTTATAGACGACCTTGTAACGACAGAGGAAGGCGATATTGTGATGAACGTGCAATACAGCGACCTTAACGGCATTTACTGTAATTGGACCGGATATATTTTGGCGGATTTGGTAAGCATACCGGATTTGCCTTTGGACTTGGGGTACATTGCAAGTATCACCGCAACAGATGGATTAGGGGTGCTAAAGGGCATTGAGTATAGGCCGTTGGGAGGGCCATACATAGGCTTTAGCACTTTTACCGAAATCATTTTAAAGTGCTTGAACAAACTAACGGGCTTTGACGGCATTATAGACGGCTTCGACGCTAATTACAAGTTTTTGCGCGTCGTATGTAACTGGCACGAAGATAGCTATACCTATGCAAGTACCATCAACCCGCTATCAAGGGCGCGAGTATCGGAGAACGCGTTTTATTGGGTAGACAGCAAGGGCAATTACCGATACCGGAGCTGTTACGACGTGCTTAGCGATATCGCAAAGGCATGGCGAGCGCGGATGTTTTTCTCTGGCACTTCTTTTTATTTTGTACAGGCAAACGAAATGATTTCCCCGACCTCGAAAACGGTTTTTGCTATAACGAAAACCGGAAGTGAGACGGTAGAGACAGCACAGAATTTTACCAGAACCAACGACCCGTCGAACAATAACGGCAAAGATTTAATACGACTGAGCGGCGGAACCTTTTCGCACTTTGCCCCGATAGGAAAATTGACGGTGGATTACTTGCACGTACAAGCGCGGAATATCCTTTCTGGGCAGTTTTTTACACAAAACACATCGGCATATACAGATTTTGGCTTTGTTACCGAAATAGGACAAGGCATTACCCTGGCTTTTGCAAGTACACTAAAATACAGCGTAGATCGCAACCCTTTTACCGGGGTGGCGTATTTTATCCAATTTCGGCTAAAAATGCAGGTCGGTGGCAATGCGCACTTAAAAGGTGGCGTAGGAGCAACGGAGTGGACTTCGGACGCAAATGACTGGTATTACCTGACAGCCGAAAGGATAGATCAGGAAATGGCGACGGTCGTTAGCCGGATTGAATTTGTCACCCCTCCCCTTCCGATAAACACGACCGGGCAAGTGCTTTTCAATTTCCAAGCATACAAAGCGTTTGACGAATTAGGAAATGAGCTTACTTTGCTGACAAGCGGCGGCGAGGTTACGTATTCTTTCGTACTTGGGCCATCGTATTTGGAGGTGCTGCAAACAGGTAATTTTGACGGACAAAGCGACACGTACAGATATGCGGCAGAAAACAATAAAAACGCAAGTAAGGATGTAAAAATTGAGGTAAAAATAGGCGACGGGCCATCGCAGGTTTCTCCTGGGGCGGTACAAGTGATGAACAATTCTGCCACATGGGTACAGTCCGATAATTGGCGCGTTGGCAATTCTGGCGCATACCGAGAAATGGGCAAACTTTTGACGTACGAAACGATGAGGACACAGGTTTTACCTATGCAGATTTTGTCAAGCTCGCCATTTGTTAACAATGCAAGCGCGGCACGTTTTTATCTACCGCACCACGTTATTTCCTACGCTTCGGCTTATTGGCTATTTTTAGGCGGGAGCTTTGACTTTTATCGCGAAATTTCAACAATAGACCTGGCGCGCTTGCAAAGCGATACTGATTTCACCGAACTTGCAAGGGAATTGATACTTGAAGATGAAAAAGACGTAAACAGCACCGCACGGTCTTCTTTGCGATCCGGGGGAATAGGCTATCCAATTGCTGCTCCTTCTACCTTACCCGGCATACGTGCGGTAAATGTTTTTAAGCAGGAATTTTTGGATATGTATTCGGCAGTGCTGACCATTACCCGCAATTCGGGCGTTTTACCTGCCAACGAAGCACAGATACAAGTTTACCAAAACCAAGGTCTTTTAATAGATTTGCAATGGGCAAAAACTGGCACGGGGGAAATTACGATAGATGCGGCAACGCATTACGACAGCGCAAACTATACGGTAATATTTAGTTATATCGAGTAGCATGGATGGTTTTAAGAAGATCGTTTTGCTTTTGACGTTATTTGCGTTTTCCGCCGGGGCTGCCTACGGGCAGTTCCCGGCCACCGGGAACAAGTCGCGCCTGGGCTACCAGACCACGGGCGACGGCCTGATCTACCGGGGCACGATCGCGGATACGGTAACGGTGAAGCCCGCCGCACTTGCTAATGCGTACTTTCTCCTGGATACGGTCAACGCCGTACTGTATCGCTATATAAAAACAAAACAGGGATGGCAGCGCGTGGATGGCGGCGCGGCGCAACAGCTTGGCGTTGGCGCGGATGGAGGTAACGGCGCAACGCTGTACCTCAGTGATACCGACGAAGGCGGCACAAGCGCAACGGTGGTCGTAGATAACGCAACGGCGGCGCGCCTCCCCTGGGATGGTAACGCAGTTATTGGAATACTTACCGTAACGACCATAACGCACGCCGTAACAATCACGGGCACGGGGCTTGTTAGCGTTACGGAAGTTGCGGCGGCGCAGGATGGGCAAATATTTTTAGATGTAACGATCCCTGCCGGACACGTTGACTATGCAATGTTAAGCCAGGCGGTAAAGGATAGCATTGCCCTTGGTGGCACGGGGGAAACGGATTTGAGCTTTGCAGGCACGGTAAGCCCGGTCACGTTGCGCAGCAGCACGGGGGATAGCGTTGCTTTTGTTGCGGGTGATTACATAACGCTTGCGGCAACGGATAGCACGATGACCATAAACAGCGTAACAAACCTAAGCGTAACGCAGGGCGCAAGCGGGGAAACCTCGGTCGTGGTGGACAACTTAACGGACGTGCGCCTTCCCTGGGATGGAAACGCCGTGGTGGGCGTTGTCGAAAGCGGGTCGCAAACAACGATATTTTTAACGGTAAACGGTCAGCAGGTGCAATTTGACCCGATACCGAACGGGGATAAGGGTGATATAATCGTAAGCGATGCAGGTGCGGTGATGATGATAGATACGGCGGTAGTTGACTGGGATAATTTAACGCAGGCACTAAAAGATAGCATTTTAGCGGCAGGTGAATTCAATCCGGTAGATAGCATACAATTTGTAACGACCTACGAGGGCACGGCAACGACCGGGAAAATGATTTGGAATGCGCAAAGCGGTACTGTACACCTGGGCATGAGCGGAGACATAGAAATGCCGCTGGGCCAAGCCGAGGCGCACCTGGTGCGCAACGTTACGGGAAGCCAAATTGCAAAGGGCAAAGTTGTCTATATCTCCGGCGCAACGGGGCAACGTCCGCAAATTAGCCTGGCGGATGCGGATGGCGAGATAAGCAGCTCCGCAACCTTTGGCATAACAGCGGAGGCGATAAACAATAACGATACTGGCTTTGTTTTCGTAAGCGGATACATTAAGGGCATAAATACAAGCGCGCTAACGGAAGGGGAAGCCCTTTGGCTGGATACCGTGCCGGGCGGCTTTACGCACGATAAGCCGACAGCTCCGGTACATAGCGTACTTGTGGGCTATGTGATCACGAAAAAGAACAACGGCGAGATATTCGTAAAGGTGCAAAATGGCTACGAGCTGGGAGAGCTGCATAATGTAAACACGCAGGGCGCGGTAGCGCGCGATATTTTGCGATACAACGGCACTATCTGGCAGCCTGGCAAAGATACCTCGCTGTATAACATGGATGCAACGTTAAAGGGCAACCGCTTAATCAGCATGG